TAAGAAATACTACAGTCTGATTCTTTTACTCGTCGATCCAGTGCTGTTTTAAATTCAGAGTTCGAATCCTTATCACCTTCCTTGAAGGAGAGACTCTCTAGAAACAGTCCATCAGTTCTCTTAATTACTACGTACAAATCCTTACCCACAAAGTCTACGTTGTTTACCGAAGAACCTGTATCAAAAGTAAACTTAGACCAGGAAGATTGCACCCTGTCTCGACCCCTATAGAGGTATCTATAAACATAAATACCATTAGACAACCCCGAAGATGTAATCACTACAGTGGGGTCTGCCGAACTACTCACCATTTTTGTGATGTTCCCTGAAATATAGTTAGGAATGTGTGCGCTAATGTCCTGACCATCCATCTGCTCAGTGTCGGGGGATACAAAATACTCCATAACACCTGAGTAATCCCCACGGGAGAATGGAAAATAAATACTACTGCCGCTAACTGTAGAGTCGGCTGTGGTATCTACCTCAAACTCAGTCTCTTGAGAGATCGACACCGTGGAAGGCGTAAGAACGTCACCGCCTGTTAGCTGGAACTGAGTCTTATCAGAGAAAAGGATAAGGTTTCTGCTAAAGGGAACAGCACTCTTTAGGTTTGATACTTTATTGTGAGAAGCCCTGATGTCTACTGGGTCAGAACCTAGAGTTTGAGTAACAGTCGTCCTAAAAAAGTTGAAGTACTCCCCTGTCTCAGACATAGAAATGTTTTCACCAGAGAGGAACGCTAGTCTATCTCGGAACAGAACTATGTTTTGTATCTTCTTACCTACAAAACTAGGATTAGGATTGGAAGTGGTGTCTCCTACTAGACGATTCCCCCAAGTTCCTTGTTTAAACGTAAAATCTCCAGATGATTCTCTGATTAGAGTATGGCAAAAAGTAGAAGCATCAATCAGGTACTCTGTAAGTGGTGCTATATCTTCAGCCCATGTTCCCTTACCGAAGGGGTTATTTGTCGGGGAATCTGCTGTGAATTTCACATAGTAATCATCAGTGTTAGCCTCCACATCTCCATAGACTTTAACTCTTTTACCGTCCCTACAATACATAGGTAAATTAGTAAAAGCATCTGTCTCATACTTCACAACCCCCATAGCACCGTCTCCTAAAGAGTCTGAAGTAGTGATTTCAAAGTCAGCTCCATCGTCTTTAACAACTTCAATGGTGGAACCCAAAGAAGAACCTGAGCCAACCTGAGTTGCGGTGTACCCTGTCAAGGCTGTAATAGAAGCGGTTAATTGGTTAGCAATATAATCAGTAGCAATTAAGTCTCGGTCAGAAGCAGATGCTCCATCGGGTGTAGTATGCTGTAGTTCGCTAGAATCTACAGTTACATTATAGTCTGTGCCGTAGTCACCTTGTTTAATGTAAACGTAGGCTTTCCAGCGAGTGTCTGAAGACACAGCCGAGTCCATAGCCACAGTAGTATCTGTGTTAACAATAAAACTATAGTCAGCTATGCTCGTGGACTTAAACTTTGTAGCGGGAGTAGAAGAAAGAAGATACTCAGCTCCGTTAGTTGTCGTTACTGTTTTTTCAGTCTTATTAATAAGATCAAATACAGCTATAGGATCTAAGGATACGCTCTGAGTTCCAGATCCATTACCACTCATAGAAACTGCAGACCCTCCGCTTGTTGTGGATACTTGGAAAGTACCAGAAGCAGGGTTAATAACATAGAACCTAGCAGTCTGATTAAGATCACCGAGGTCAGCCCCGTAGAATCTCACCTCATCTCCTGCTACAAAGGAGTGACCAACACAGTTAACTGTATCAGTGGAGGAGTCTAAAGTAACAGTAGATTTAGAGGCAGCTCTGATAAATACCATATATCTCTCTGAAGAATCCCTGTTCAAAGCTCCTGCCCACACATCAGTAGATGGTGCTGAGGTGAAAACCTTGGCAATATGCTCGGTAGGGTTCCGCTTCGAGAGCCCCACCACTGGGGAGGACATACCGTTTATCTGCTCTTGAGCTTGACTAGGAAACTTCTGAGAGTCTGCCTGTTGAGACACACCATTCAACAGGTTTTGGATGGTTGTGGATACTTGTGGCATTTTACCAAGCAGTAGTTCTACGGTAATCGCTAATAGTTTTCATGGGTAGGTGAGCATCAAACACAGAATAATCTGACCCCTCTGAGTCGTACTCTCGTAAGGCAGCTAAGGCTACCAGCTCCTCCCTTGTTCCGGTCTGGGTTAAATCTGGAGAACCCATAGACCGATCCTGAAAAACTCGGGCAGTCCTTAGAGTGATATATCTTCGGGCTGTTTCTGGAAGATCATCCCAAGGGAGGGACACGACCTCTATGGTTTTTATCTCTGATTCGTCAAACTCAAAAGAATTGTCAGCCCTGTTGTATAGCTTGTTGCCCCTTAGGGTGACATCCATATCACTGTACTGCCCTACTTTTGTGTCCACCCTCAGCACAGTGGGGCCAAGCACGATCTCTTTATTAGAATCGGGGGCGTGTTCCACATCGTAGTTGGTGTTGAAGTGCCAGCCTTGGGACAAAACCTCCAGTGTTATCTCGTCCAGAGTCCTCTCAGCTAGGGACACATCCCCGACACCTGTAGAATCTTCCAAGCTATTTACTGGAGCCTCCCCGATGAAGCTTAGGACTTGGTTTACTGCCTGAAGTTTTGTCGTTTTTCCTAAAGTCGCCATAGCAATGTTTTTTATTTATCAACTTTCAGCAAATTACAACAAAAAAAGAGAGGAGTCCACTAGGGACTCCCCTCATGATTACTATTAACAACTAATTTAGTCGTTCATCAGCACCACGCCGCACTCAGGACGCAAGCCGCCATGACCCATAGCGTACTTGGCGACCATCAACGTGCCTTGACGTTGGATTTGGTACTCACTCTCGGTGGAGAGGTCTTGCAGCTTCACCGTACCGACTGCGGATTTATGGAACACGAGGCCCATAATATTTTCACCGAAGTCAGCGTGGTAGGTGTTGGCCTGACCAGTTTCAGAACTGATGTTATCTGAAGGCAAATGGTTGGTTTTAATAACCGTAATACCTGCAACCTTCAGCACGGAACCTTCAGCATACGAGCCGCGACCATCCCAATCACGATTGATTGCGAGGGCAGCACCGCCACTGGTCTCGGCTTGCACCAAGTTGTAGTAGCGTTGTGGGCTCACCAGCACACAACGATCCGAAGCAGGAACATCCTTCTCATCGAGAAGTTGAGCCGCAGCATAGATCGCTTTAGCGAGGCGAGTACCGTTGGTGTTCATGTCAGCAGAGCCGTTGTCGAGGAACCGAACATCATCGGTATCATCGCCTGCAGTAGCGCGAACCACGCTGCCATTTTTGTTACCAGTAATGGTAGCAGAAGCAGCAGTAGCCGAGCCAGAGCTGAAGCTGGCAGTATTAAGCAGAGCCGTCTGGATTACCTGACGATCAAACTTGTTTGCCAACGCACGGCCTAACTCACCGGAGTAGATCGAGCGAACATCATAGTGGTTACGGAGTTCATCGAGGTTAGCGATGAAAGTCGAAGCCACGAGGAGTTCGTCAATATGAATGATTTTCTCAGCGTGTTTGATCTGCTGAACACCGCCACTGTTGGAGGAGTTAATGAGATCTTGCCCGACAACGTGGTAGCCAGCGGTTGCTGTACCAGTGACGGGGAACTGAGCGGATTTACCATTGTTAATGGTACGAATAGTGTGGAGTGGTTTCATCACATTCGTTTCTTCGAATGTCGTGAGAACCTCCCCAGCGAATTTCTTAAGGAAGATAGCCTTAACATCGCCAGAGGCGTTGACTTGGCCCAACCTTGATGGAGTAACATCAGCCATCTTTAGAACTTTCTTCTAAGGTTAATTTAATTATTAGGTTTCACACAACTTCGTCGTATCCGATTGCAATTAGTTGTCCCGCCGTAGCTAGGGCTAATAACTCTCGCCATACCACATCCAGTTGGCTTAATGAAAATAAACGACACGTTTGTGAAAACGTCAATAGAAAAAAGAGGACTCGGAATCCTTAGTAGGGTAATCCGAGCCCTCTTAGCGACACAGAACAAACGAGTAACAACTAACTCGTTCTTTAGATAACACTTGAGTGGGTGTTTGCCAAGCGTCTTTCTACCTGCTCCCTAAAGGCAGGGTCTTCCTTATATTCAGGCCGCTTCATGTCTTCGATCATCTGCTGGCGAGATTCATAACCAGCAGCCCTAGCTCTGCCTCCACCCTGAACAAGCGAGGGTTCGATCCCATTTTCTGAGGCGTACTTTGCATACAAACCTTGGAGAGCGAGGCGTACTGATCCAGTATCCCCCTCTAAAACAGTATTATTATAGGCATCAATCTCCTCTTCTGAGACATTGTTTTGAGCCCACTCCATAATCTGTTGGTAATTATCAAGCCCTCCTACTACTTCCGTGACACGAGCCACTTCATTTTCAGCCAGAGCTTCCTGACCTTGGATGAAAGAGTCCACAAGTTCGGGCGAAAAGTTATACCTTTCTTGGAGTTCTTTGTAGGAATCTTCACTCAAAGTGTTGCCGTTTTCGAAGTACTCATTGCTGTACTGTTCAAAAGTTTCAGCACCAATGGCATCCTCTACCATTTCAACGGCATCTCTGTTTACATCTTCAGGGCTTTCATCGTAGTAGTCCTCGCCTCCACCTAGCTTCTGTTCTAACTCTTTGTAAGAGGAGGCTAAGTCTGCTACGGTTTCAAATTTTTCAGGTAAACCTTCTGGCCTATCTCCCTGAGCTTCTTGTTGCATCGGCGCGTCTGGGCCTGATGGATCTTCGTTGAACTCAACTGTATCTACTGACATTTTTATCCTTCTGTTGGTTGTTGCTGTTTAGCCTGAGTGTCTGCGATCTTACCGAGCGCCCCGATTGCAGGGCCAGCGGCTTGCTGCATCATTGCTTGTTGCTGTTGCTGCTGTCTTTGCATTTCTATCTCTTCCTGAGAGCGCACTAAACCCTCGTCATCAATACCAATAGAGGTAGCTCGCCTCTTTAGGTAGTCTGACATATTAACATAGGTCGGGAACTCTGGCCCAAGTAATTGAACCGCTCCTGACACAAAGGTGTCTAGTTTATTGAGGTCATGCCCACGACCTAGAGCTTCAAGCCCTGTCACAATCGTAGGTTTAACCAGCTTCTTAGGAATCTTAGGTAGCCTCCGCTTCTTCTGCATCTTAGCCATCACTCGGTTGACCAGAGGAAGCTGGAACTCTTGGGAAAGAATAGAATAAACACCACCCAGTACATCCTCTAGTTCTTGGGCCATGTATCTAATCTCCTCAGCAGTCACACGCTCTGCGTTACGTTGAACTGAGGTGTTCATTAGGAATGCAAAACCTAGCCTCTCCTTGAGCATATTAATTGTGTCGTAGGCTACCCTAAAGTCATTGAACTTCTGAACCTGTAGTACGGATACATCGTCAGCGTTGCCTTGAATTATAGCACCGTTAGCTGACTGAGCTAAGGTGCGTAAGCGTGTGGTTCCATTGGGGTTAACCAAGAACAACATCTTAGCAGCAGCAGCCGAGCCTTCCACGATAGCTTGTGTCAAAGCTTCTAAGCTACGGAGATCACCCAAGTACTCCTCAATAAAACCTCGACCATAATGCTCACCATCAATGCGGGTGAACCTGAGAGGAATGAAGGGGTTCTTATCTAGCGGATACGTTCCTCGACTTCCTGGGATTTCGATACCATTGATCTCTTGGTACACGTTCCATTTTTTTCTATCCCTGTATACAGCAGTATAAAGATCCAACCCCCGTGGTTTACTGTAGCCATCCCCAGAAGCTATGGAAGAATCGCTTGAAGCTAGCAACTCCCGCACCTCGTCGGAGAATATGTCAGGAGTTACTGTTTCTTTGGTAGCTAAAGCTAGGAGATTACCGCTTGGGTCACGCTTACATACATAACTATCTAGACCGAACACCCGCATATGCTCATCGTCAGGGATAAAGAGGAGAGCGTTGCCACTTACGATCAAATGCTTGAGTGCCTCAAACACTGCTATACGGATGTTGCTTGCCTCGAACTCAGCCTGAACAGAGCGTTCTACTTTACCTAAAGTCTTCTCTATTTCAGAACGGACTTCATCAATGTCAACACCCTCTGCAGCCATAGCATAATAATCGACAACGAGCCTAAAAAAAGGAGCATTAGGAGGAAGCAAAGCCAGAAGCAGCTTACTGCTAAGGTTGTTGACGCCTCTAGCACCCATTCCTTGAAACGGTGTTGGATAGGTTGTTGATTCGTTGTGACCATCGGGAGGTACTAGGTATGGGATGGTTAATTCCGAGGCTTCTCTAGCCCTGTTCAAAAAATTCAAACGATCCTCTGAACAGTTCTTATAGAACGAACGTATGTTGTCTACCCTCATACATTCACCCCGCTACCGCTTCCACTATACTGAACACCAGACTTAGGTATGACTAAGCTCCTACGAGCCGTACCCCTGCGTCGAGTTGAACCTGTCCTAGTCTGCTTACCACGGCGAGCGGGAGACTTAGCTAGTCTAGCTATAGTCGCTGGCGCTGCTGCCTTTGGGGGAGGCGGGGCTGGAGCTGCGGCTGGAGGGGGAGGAGAAGAACCACCAATACACATAATAAGTATTCCTATTCTAAAGTTGTTGATAAGATGTTGTCAGTCTGCGCTTTTCGAACGTCTTTCAACAGTCTTACGACTGAAACTTGCCCTTGTAAATAACAAATTGACTCTAAATCACCAGACATTGGCATCTTATCGGGGAAGTGGGAGTCCAAAGACTCAATTAATTGTTCACTAACTATAGGAAACTCATTAAATTCTTCACTCATCGCTAAAGTCCTCTATCTCCATGTCGTGTAGCAAGAAGGCCACACCCTCTGCTAGACTACTGATGGTTCCTGTGTTTGGGAGCAGCCAATCGGGTTTGATAGCTTTTAGCTCCGTTTCTGAGGGGTGGTCTGACTCTAGAACCCTCTCCTTCTTACCAGTTATTTTAATAAGATCCCCTTTAAGCTTGTCCTTAATGTAGTCAGCCTCGTTTAGAAACCTTATGTCTGTGAACACCACTACATCAGCACTGCTCATGAGGATATCTACCTGAGGTTTAATCTTTTTAATCCAGTAATGCTCATCGTTAACTCTACGGTAGTCAGTACCCCAAGCTTGCAGGAGGTTCCTAAAGCTTTCCTTGTTGTCTTCAATATCTTCCACGGATAGCTCGTGCCTCTCGGCTACCTCCTCCTTAACGGCATCACCAAATGCCACACGAACCACAGTCTTATCAGGCAGCAAGGTCTTAACTATGTTAAACACAGTGTCCTTACCTGACCTAGCTTCTGCTATGAGTCCTATTACTTTTGCTTTGTGGGTTGCCACAGCTTCACCTTTCTCGTCTCGAAGTCATACTCCCCGTGTCTGAGGATTCTTGCAAGCCTCGCTTGAACCAAGGCGTGTTTACTGGACAGCCCAGCTTTGTCAAAGTTCTTTAGAACTGCTTCCCAAATTTCTTCAGCACCATCGCAGTCATCTAGAATCTTATTAGCCTTCACTGGCCCAACGCTAGGGCATCCCTTGTAGTTATCCGAAGAGTCTCCCACTAGGGTCTGAAACATATGATGCCTGTCGGCAGCACCTTCAGTTATATCCTCCACCCCAAGCTCAGGTTTGTCAGGGTTGTATAGCTTACACGGAATTGCTTTGAAATCCTTATCAACACTAACAACAATAGATCCATTAGCTTCAGGACTTGTGGCAGCAATACCAATGAGGTCATCAGCCTCGATACCTTCCTCGATAGAAGCCGACCACTTCTCTAGCAAGTGTTCCCGCAGTGCAGGTAGAATCATGGGCTTGCGTACCGTCTTACGGTTAGCTTTGTAGTCCTCGAACAGATCATGTCTGAAGTTCTTCTTACCAGACAAGAACAACTCAGCCTCGGTAGCTTTCAGGTTCTCCTTCAGGTCTGCGATAGCTGTATCAACCTGAGCCTTGCCCTCCATAGCATCAGCATGGAGTGTCCAGAAATCGTTGCCCCAATCGACTGCCTCTTCGCAAGCCGCAGCAACCTTGTATGCTATGATGTCTCCATCAATTAGTAGTGTTGTTGGCATTTATCATCCTATCTTTAAGAAGTTTATACTTCATCTCAATCCTACGATTGTATTCCATTTCCATTGTGACTCGTTTGATTCCGCTATGAATAGCCCCATGATCTCTCTTGTACTCACGGGATAGCTCGCAAATCCTAAAGCCCTTCAACTCTTTAAGGATTTTCCAGACCATCTGCCTAGCTATAGGTAGCGGCTGCTTTCGGCACTGCCTTCTAAGGTCAGGCTTCTTCAGCCCAAACAAAGCACAAACATATTCGTCTGCTATTTGTATCTCGATTTCTTTCATTGCTTAGTGTGTTTCAGCCCAAGTACTACCCGCCTTAGCTTGTCCAGCCAGCGGGCATCGGAATTTAAAGTACTCTCCAGCTTCTTTAATAGAATCTTCAGCCTCCTTCTTCACTTGCTCTGCAAAGTCAGGCCAACATTCAATCTGAAACTCATCGTGAACGTGAGCTACAAAAGCAAAGTCTTGATTAGGTACTAGACCCATAGCTGTTAGCTTATTAAACAAGATAACAGTAGCTCGCTTCATCACCACTGCTCCCGCTGACTGCAAGAGTGTGTTCAACGCTGAGTGTTCGCTCCGTACGTGGAGATGCCTACCGTCCAGACCTTTGAGGTAATCCCGCTTCTTCAATGCGCTGGAAATTTTTTCCTTCAAAACTCTCAGACTAGGCAGAGACTTAAGGAACTTCTCCTTAATCTCCCGCCCCTCCTTGGCTCCTCTCCCTATGATCTCTCCGATCTTGGCATCGCCAGCACCATACAAGAACCCATAGATAAATGTCTTAGCATTGTCCCTGTTGGGTAGCCCTGCGGCGTGTTGGTTCACCGTATGGATGTCCTCTTCGAGAAGCTTGTGGGTGTACTCATCATCATTCATATAATGAGCCAGACACCGTAGCTCTAAGCCACTGGCGTCGCACCCAACCAACACCATGCCATCTGTGGCTTTGAACAGACTCCGGTAGGAGGTAAGGCGAGGAACCTGAGCCATGTTCGGGTGTCGGTGGGTGCAACGACCAGTGACAGCACCATTGGTCACAACGTGACCGTGGATTCTTCCTTTAGTTTCCAGCTTGAGCCAACCTTCTTTGCCATCACCTAGCTGACCCATTCTTTTCTGAAGGGTCAGTATCTTGGATAGCATTTGTGCCTCATCATAAGGCAGACCGCTGAGTACAGACTCATCTACCTTTGGCTTTCCACTTTCAGTAAACTCTTGAGGTTTCCACCCCATACCCATGAGCCTCTCGGCTATGTGATCCCTACTGGTAGGGTTAAAAGGTATCCTCTTAATTTTATGCGGGCCTTTAGAAACTTCAGCGGGCTTGAACCCACTAGCAATAGCAGCAGTCTTAGTTTCAAACAGTCTGTCACCAGCCTTCCAGAAGGTGGACTTCATTTGAATCTCTTTGGGGGGAAAGATCTCCTCAAGCTGTGAGTCCAGCCCCAGCTTCTCGCCAGCTAGTTCACCATACAATCTGTTAGCAGCGGGAACATCAAAACAAAAACCCCTGAGTTCCTGCATTGTCATGATGAGGGCAAACATATGCTCAAGCTCTATGGAAATCTCGGAATAATTTTTTGCCTCAAAACTACGGAACAACTCAGCAGTGATCTTCGTATCCTGAATGCAGTACTCCTCCATCTCAGGACACCAGACATCAAAGCCGTGCTGCTCCTTGAATGACCCCTTTAGTTGCCCAACTCGGTAGCCCCAAGCTTTTAGGCTATGGCTACCGATGAGCTTGGAGGGGAAATCATTATCAATCTTCTTAGCCCTCCTAACAAAGTCCTCGTCCCTAATGTCTGCATGGATCAGTCGACTCATAACGAGGGTGTCCCTGATTGATGTATCAGGTTTCCACCCCCGCAGTTTGTCGAGAACAGGGAGGTCATAGTTAATTATGTTATGACCTATGATTACTTCCGCCTTATCCAGCATCTCCAGCCCTGCCTCGATAGGCTCACCATCGACATCCATCTCGTCGTTAAAGACGAACGATTCTCCGGTGTCTACGTCAGTGATACCAAGGCAGTGCAGTTTACTGACTTTTGGCAGGAGGTTGTTAGTCTCCAAGTCAAATACTAGGCGGCTCATATGTCACCTCCGTCCTCCTCAGGCATGACGCATTCAGTCATACGCCCTGTGCCATGGTCGTACTCCAGAGAAGTAGCAATACCTGTCTGACCAGACCAACGATTCTTAAGTACCCTAATGCGGGTAACATCAGCCAAGTCTTCGTCCTGTTGGTTACGCTCTAGGCCGAACACCATGTCACTCAACTGAGCTATGCCCGCTGAACCTCTGAGTTGACTCAGGCTAGTGAGTCCACCTTCTTCATGACCCCTACCATCGGGACGCTTGAGATGGCTGACGAGAATCAAGGCACACTTCACTTCTTCCACCAGTGACCTGAGTTTGGTCATGGTATTGTCGATGTACCTACGCTCGTCTCCACTCTCCAGACCAGAGACTACGATAGACAAGTGATCTAGGAAGATGTACTCACAGTTACAACCAGTAACCATGTACCGAATCCTATTAACCAAGTTGTCGCAATCCATAGAACCGAAGTGGTCGTAGAGGAAGCAGTGACCTGAGCCTACCGTAGCCTCGAAGGCTGTACGCTTTTCATTAGCATCAACGGCATCTGGGTTGATTAGTATCTGCTTGTTGAGGTGCATACCCATAAGGCCCAAGGCTGTACGCCTCACGTTCTCCTCTAGGGCTATGTATCCTATGTTCTGCTCCCGCCTAATGAGGTCGAAGGCTATCTCCTTACACACTTGAGACTTACCTATGCCTGACCCAGCGCAGAGAGTAGTGATCTCTCCCTTGCGGATACCGTGAGCCAGTGCATTAAGCCCCTCCCAAGGGTATGGCACAGAGTCATTGACTAGCTTCTTGGATACAGTGTCCCACAGTTCACG